ATAGGGTCAATGATGATTAGCTTCAGGTTTTTCATCTCAAGCATTTGCTCATAGATGCGCTCGAAGTCTGCGCCCATGAGGTAGCTATTGTCAAACTTCTGCATAATTGGAAACACGCCGCCGAGGTTTGGCAGTGGTAGGATGCGCAGTTTATGATCGTAATGCTCGCGGTATTTTTTAGGGTCTAGTCGAGATATACGTCTGTGCATCTCACCTTTATCATCTTCTGCTGTAATTAGGATTACATCACCGTGCTCTGCCACAAGACCACCGAACGAGCTTTGCATAGATGCCCCCGATGCAACCTTCATTGCCAGATCAAGTGTCATCATGCCTTTACCACTATCCCCTGCTGCTGCGAACACTGTAGGCACGCCGAGAGGTATAGTGTCTCCTATAAGAAACTTTTGTTCTGGTGGAGAGCCGATGAAATACTGGTCAATTAGAAGACTTTCATCCAACAGAGAGATCGGTTTCTTGATCTTGCTTTCTTGCGACTTAATGAACTTTTCAATGTCAAAGCCCTCATCAATTGCGTCCGCTGCGTCCCACTTTTCTTCTTTTGTGGCAGGGATCTGCAAAATCAGTGTACTTTTTGCCCCGGCTTCTTTAGCTTGCGCTTCGACAATACGAGCGAGCTTCTTGCCAGCTTCGTCATTGTCAGGCCATAGGACTAATTCTTTGTTGCGAAGTTGCGTGAAGTCAAACTTATGCGCCGTGTTCTCTGACAGCATACCCGCACCGCCGATGGTGCAAGTTGCAGCGTAACCTAGCTCAGTTAAAGCGTTCGCGCATTTTTCCCCCTCGACCCAGATAACTTTGTTCGCACCGGATATGTTCGGGATATTATATAAAGGTCTGGGTTCAGGCACGCCTTGGCGACCATTCATAAACTGGCGGAACTGCTTCTTTGGCTTTCCGGCGCTATCCCGAACAATTTCTCCGGTTACGTCCCGGTCAAAGTATTTGCGAACTGTAACGAGGACTACGCCATCCTCGTCTGTATAAGGATATTCCTCCTCAAACGGTGTGCTTGGGCTGATTGTTTGCTTTTGTTCGGGTTGTTGCGGAACTTGTGGCGCTACTGGTGACGACATAACCGAGAAGTTAATTGGATTGTTCGGCTTAACGATGTTTTCAGGCGGAGCAACGTACTCTCTCGGTAGATAATCCTGAAAGTATTTAGCGGTTTCTGCGATTGACCAGCCACGGCCTTCCTTGAATACCTTGCAGATGCCTCCGATTCCATCACCCGATTCGAAGTCTTTCCCGGTCATAAACCAAGGACTGCTTGTATCTATGTTAATTCTCAAGGACTTGCCCGCTTCACCGCGCAAAGATCCGATAAAGAATTCTTTCCCTCTTTGTATTCCAGACGGATAAGTTTCCAACAATGCGTGTAGCTGTACGCTACGCGGAACTTCCCTTGAAATTCTCTCTGCTACTTCCGTTGAAGTCTTGCCAAAAGCTGTAATGTTCATTATCTTGTCCCTGTCCACAGACTAACTACTAAATATGGGATGCCGCCGCCCAAGCGCGTCCCATATTTTACTCCTTCCAGCATGTTTCACGAAACTCGCAAAACTTGCATAAAAAGAAATCTTTATTTTGTGCAACACGAGGGAGAATGTCATTGGCCTTTGCAGCCGTCAAGATATTTACCGCTCGGTCACTCGCCTCTTGAGCTAGCTTTGCATTGTAAGGCACTAACTCGTAATAAATTTCTGAGGTGTTTTTATTTATTACCGTAAACAGCGCAGGGTTTTCTTTCAAATCCATGTAGGTTTGATAAAGCGCCAATTGAGTTGCGTAGGTCTTGTTCGCCTTTTCAACACCGTGACGTACAAACGCTTTAAACTTACTGTCGTTAGCTGACTTGCATTCCCATAGCGCAGGGTAGGCCATATCTACTGGCCCATCGCAAATAACACCGTCTATGTGTCCGCGTATCTCGCCATCAGCGATAGAAAATCCAAACTGGTTGTTGTCTTTGTCTTCTGTACGCAAATCAAAACCAGCGTCTCTCAGCCACTTTGCAGCAAAATCCTCAATCTCATGCCCGAACTGAAAGATACGCAATGTACGGGCGCTGAAAGCCTTGTCAGCGTCTATAGGGTAGTTGAGGTATCTGTACTGCACCTTACGCGAACACTCGTCACCGATGCTTGACGCACCAATGTACTTTCTGCGCTCCCGTTTCTCTTCCCCCGCAACAATCGCTTGGTCTACCGCTTCTGTTATTTTATCCGCAATTGGGTTCGTCTTAGAACGGGATTGAAGTAGAGGGCCAAGTGCCTGTTGACTTAAAGTAGGTGTCTTCGAGTGTTCCAATGTCGATCTCCGCTGCTAGACGTTTTGATTCTTGAATTCCAAATATTAAGGTGTGGACTTGCGCTTCAGTAAGATCGGAAAATCTTGTCCCCCACCCGAACACTCCTAATATGTTTGCCAATTCCTTCATGGGTTCTGGCGCTGTATCTGCCTCACTCAATGTATTGTCTCCTCTTTACTTGCGATCAAATCCAAAACGCTATTCATTTTGTCTTCGTCTACATTGTCATTTCTAAAGCTAAGGGTCATTACAAGCTGACCTTTAACCTTTATGCTAGCGGTTCCAAACATAATTACGTCTGGATTGTTCTCAATATTTTCAGAGATCACTTTGTCAGAAACATCTTCTATTTCTTCCATATCATCGCTGTCTTTCACCCAGCACATAGCTTTAGACTCAGAGCTTTTTATGCCCTCATCGCCTTCTGATATCGTAAATAGGTGAAGCTCAAATCTAGGCATTAGGTTTTCTCTGTAGAAAGCTCGTTTCCACATGCCAAGTATCCACAACCGTCGATCCAATTGTCTGGGTTTTGTGGGTTAGATTTTATACGAGCAATTTTAAGCATAGTCATCATAGCCCCTACATCGTGTGGTTTGATCAAAGTGTCTAAGTAAATTGACCAGAGATTTGCTATGGTTGTCAAATTTGATTCCATATCACCGTGCGTTGCAGCACGATCTTTAGTCACATATTCCTTAGCCGTATCTAGTGTTTCACATCTTAGCATAATCTTTCCCCGTAAGTTTCTTCCAATTATCTGCAATCAATCTATCAATTGGATCTCTGTTAAAATAGTATCCCAGACAGCACGCGGCTTTGTATTTTGTCCAAGAGAAGTCCATTTCACTAACTTGCACATCGTATTTGCGCAACAATTCTTTCTGCTTTGGAGTTGCTGCTTGGTTGAGCCAGCGTTTGGATTTGTTAGCTGCGCTGCTATCTTCGACCTCTCGCAAGAAATCATCTGCCGCTGCCATAGCCTGTACTTTCTCCCCGATTGAAACCACCCTTGGACGCCCGTTCTGCGCCTTTACAATAGCGATCCAGTATTTTCCGACATGACCTACCATAGCGAAGCCTTGGAAGCCTGTAGCCATCATTGCAGTGCCAAGACCATACGGATCAATCCACATGAATGGAGATAGCTGCATCAGATCATATTCTGTCATTACGAAGCCATCCAGAACGTCTTTTTCTTTTCTAGGGAATTCATATTCACAGATTGGACAAATGCGCGTATTCGCAGAAACCTCGCTATTACACTCTGGGCATTCTTTTGTAGGCGATTCTCCGCTTACGCCTTTTTCTGCGCCATCAAGGTTTGCCGTTTCGTCAAGTGCGCCATGCGTAATGATTGACGTTCCAAAATCCAAAACGATGCAATCTGTTTTAATTGTGTCTGTATAAATCTCGGGATCAAGGATGCGAAGACCGCGACCGATCATCTGCACCATTGTTCCTTTTTGAGAGCATGGGCGTGTGAGGATAACACATGACACAGGAGGCGCGTCGAAGCCCTCTGTAAGCACCATGACATTGACCAAAACTTGCAGATCACCGAACTCAAGATCATGCAGCATTTCAGCGCGATCTTCTTTAGGTGTTTCGCCTGTTACAAAATCAGAGCGAATACCAGCGCGTAAAAACGCTTCACAAACGTGCTCGGCGTGTAGGACTGTCGAGCAAAACACAACGGTCTTGCGATCCCCTGCCTTGTCTTTCCACTCATCCACAATGCGTTCGTTAATCACACTACGATCCATAATCGCAGCGACCTCTTCCATGTCATATTCTTTGCCACGGCGCGTTACATTGTCGAGTTGGTCATTCACGCCAAGGTCAATGACATATGACTTAGGACGAACGAGAAATCCTTCTCGGATTAAAGTCGCCATTTCGATCTGGTGTGCGCAGTTGTTGAAAACGTCTCGTAATCCCTTGCCGTCACCGCGGTTTGGAGTGGCTGTAAATCCAACGATCTCAGCCTTATCATTGTCTTCAAGAACTGCGTCGATCACCTTGCGATATGTTGGAGCCGCAGCGTGGTGTCCCTCATCAATGACAACCATGTCAAACTTTGGGCGATCACGCAGATTGCGATCACGCGACATGGTTTGCACCATTGAGAATACTGCATCACCATCCCAGTGCTTTACTGTTCCGTTTACAATGCTTGTGGTGATGTACGGATTTACGCGCTCAAACTTATCTTTGTTCTGGGAGACCAATTCGTCTCTATGCTGAATAACCAGAATACGCTTGCCCTTGTTGTGGCGCTTGCCAACGAGAGCGGATAACATAATTGTTTTGCCTGCACCCGTAGGAGCAACAACAAGTGTGTTTTTGT